AAATCAAAAAAGACTGCATGGGACATGTATCGTTATTTACGAGTTTATAATATAATAGGAAAGGTTCAACCTTTCTGTAGCAATTAAGATATGCAACATTACCAATTTATTGATTATGGAGATAAAAAGTTAATAGTTAAACGTATTATACGTGAATCACATCTCAAGAAAGACTTCGATCAAAAGATACTTAAACAATGGACAATGGCTGATACATTATTACGCAAAGATGGCATGTTTTATTGTTGTGAAACAATTCAAGAAGCAGAAATATTAGGTTATGATAACCAATCTGCTAATACTATACCGCAAGAATAAATACTACTATCATAATAGTAATATATATTGCAGGTGTTATATCAATTTTTTCTTTCATCTAATAATAAATAGAATAAATGAAGATAAGCATCATTAAATTAAGATTAAAAAATCATTAATTTTTTGGTAAAAAGCTTCAAAAAGCTTTGCCTAATTGAAATATATTCCTTATCTTTATTATATAAATAAAAAGATCAAGATATGAAAAACCTAGAAAAACTCCAAGATTTTGTAAATCAAATGAAAAATACCAGTTCTCTTAATGAGAAAAAGGTTATTATTGGGTCTATTCAGAACGATAAGTTCATTAAAAAGGCTTTAAATTATGCCTTAGACCCATATAAAAAGTATTATTTAACCAGTAAAAATTGTAAAAAGAATGCCGATCTATGTGATATGAATTCAATTTACGATGATATATTTGGTTTATTAGATGATTTGAATGGTAGAGTATATACCGGCCATGATGCAATTGCAATGGTAAATGGGTTTATTACCGAACATAATCAATATGAAGATTTGATTTTTAGTATTATAGATAGAAATTTAGAAATTCGAGCTTCTGAATCAGTTATCAATAAGGTTATTCCAAATTTAATTCCAACCTTTGATGTGGCATTAGCAAATAAGTTTGATCCTAAACGAGTTGATTGGAATGATGTATGGTTTGCATCTAGAAAGTTAGATGGTGTTAGATGTATTACAGTTGTTGATTATCAAGGTAATGTAAAATCTTATTCTAGAGTAGGTAATGAATTTGAAACGTTGCAAGTTGTTAAAGATGCAATTAAATTATTAGGCGTAGTAGGTGTTGTATTTGATGGTGAAATTTGTTTAATGGATAAAGATGGTAATGAAGATTTCCAAGGTATAATGAAACAAATTAAGAGAAAGAATCATACAATAGAAAATCCTAAATATGTAATGTTTGATTATTTAACATTGAAAGAATTTGATGCTAAAGAAAGTGAAAAGACATTGGCAGAAAGGATAATGAGATTTACAAAATTAGATATGATGATTAGTGATCAAGATTCATTATCAGTTTTAGAACAGGTAGTAGTTAGTGATGATGATCATTTTGCAAAACTTAAAGCCGATGCAGAGAAAGCCGGTCATGAAGGAGTTATGTTGAGAAAGAATGTTGGGTATGAAGGAAAAAGATCTCAAAACTTATTAAAGGTTAAAAAATTCTTTGATGCAGAATATAAAGTTGAGAGAGTTGATTTTGAAGACCATAGGGTTATTAGAGAAGGTAAGGAAGTTGTTATTCCAATGATGGCTCAAGCATATATTAGTCATAAAGGATTTGAAGTTGCAGTTGGTTCAGGTTGGAACCAAGAACAACGAATTAAATATAATGCAAATCCAGATCTAATTATTGGTAAAGAAATTACCGTTCAATATTTTGAAGAAACAAAAAACCAGCAAGGAGAATTAAGTTTAAGATTTCCTACCGTTAAGCATGTTTTTGAAAATGGCAGAAATGTCTAGGAATTACGAGATAATTTTATTATATTAATATATGAAAGAAAATGTAAGATTAGGTTATGCATGTGTTAACATGACATTAACTAACCGACCAAAAAAGGCCGGAGGTAGAGTTACAACATCGAGAACAGCTAGAAAAGTAACCTGGAAGAAAGGATCTGAAGATCCAAAAGATTGGGATTTACATTTGTTAGGTGAACGAACATTACTTAATGCAAATGATTTGTTACATTATCTACAATGGAACAATGATCATGATATTAAATTATTTAGATTAGGTTCTGAATTATTTCCATGGCATGATCAATATGAGTTACATCAATTACCCCAATTCAATGAGATAGCAAAAAAATTATTAGAATGTGGTAACTATGCGCGTGAGAATGGTATTCGGATTACAACTCATCCTGGTCCATTTAATGTGTTAGGTTCTCCTAAACTAGATGTTGTAGAACGTACAATTGTAAGCCTAGAACGACATTCCGAGACATTTGATATTATGGGGTTTGAGCCTTCATTTGAAAATAAAATTAATATACATGTTGGAGGATCATATGGTGGCGACTTTGAAGGTACAGCAAAAAGATGGATTGCAGGTTGGCATCGTTTATCTGACAATTGTAAGAAACGATTAGTTTTAGAAAATGATGATAAGCCTAGTATGTGGTCAACTAAAATGTTATATCATTATTTCCATAAAGAGATTGGTATTCCAATTACATTCGACTACCACCACCATACCTTCCACCCAGACGAAATGTCAGAAGAGGCAGCATTAAAATTAGCCGCAACTACATGGCCTGAAGATGTTGTTCAATGTACACATTATTCAGAAAGTAGAGCAAGAGAATTCCAAGATCCTAAAATTAGAGCACAAGCTCATTCAGATTATATTCGAGATGAGATTAATACATACGGACTTGAATTAGATATTGTAATAGAAGCTAAGGCAAAAGAATTGGCACTTTTAGAATATCGTAATATTTATGCATATAATAACAAAAACAAAAAAGGAGTTTTACTATGAAAGATAGAGAAAATGTATTAAGACAATTAGATGAAGTTGATAACATGATAATGGTTTTAGATCAAACTGTAGAAAGAGGAATGAAACTTGATCCTTCCGAAGCTAGAAGAAGATTTCATTTAATTCGTCAAAAATTACAACTAGTTACAGATAGAGTAACAGCGAGCTAAATATGAAAAAAAGACTTTTTCCAATTACAATAGGATTAGCAGCATTAGCAGTTTCTGGTAGTGCAGCATTCTACTCTGTGTTTGGACTAAGTAAACTTTTTGCAGGTGCAAGCTTGCAAGTAATTATAATGGCAGGTTCATTAGAATTTGCTAAACTAGTAGTTGCATCATTACTGTATCAATATTGGGATTCAATAAATAAGTTCTTAAGATTTTATTTGTCGGTTGCGGTATTTGTGTTAATGATAATCACATCAGGTGGTATATATGGGTTCTTATCTGGCGCATATCAAGAAACAGCGACTAAGTCTGAATTTCTAGATAAATCATTATTGGTATTACAAACTAAACAAAATAGGTTCGAAGAAAACAAAACTGATTTAACATTAGAGAAATCACAATTGAATACAACGATTTCCGATTTACGGACATCGCTTTCTAATCCAGCTCAAGTATCTTATTATTCAGAAGATGCTGGACAGGTTATAACAACTACTTCAAGTTCTACTAGAAAAGCTTTACAACTTGAATTAGATGCAACGATTGATGATAGAAATAATATAAATTTTAAGTTAGAGGCTGTACAAGATTCTATAATGAGACTTGATACAGACTTATTAGAACTTGAAATGGGTAATGAAGAACAGAGAGAGCTAGGACCACTCAAGTACTTATCAGAAACTACTGGTAAGGATATGGGACAAGTAGTTAATTGGTTCCTATTATTAATTATATTTGTATTTGATCCATTAGCGATTGCAATGGTGGTAGCAGCTAACTTTGCATTTGCTCAAATTAAACCTAAAGAAGATTTAGATATTCCAGTTGAAGTTCCTGATATGAGAGAGCCATTGGGCGAATGGGCGAATAAAGAAATAGTTATTGAAGAAGAGAAATTAGATCAAGAATCGATGATTAAAAAGAATGAAGAAATTTTAGCTACACCTAAAGAAGATATATACAAAGAAAGGGAAAGGCCTGTCCCTCCAAACCAAGGCCCGGGCAAAAAAAGTTATTGGTAATATAAAATAAATAGTTATGGCAAAGAAAAAAGTTACACATAAATTCAAAACAAAAAAACGAGATGGTAAGACATATATGATATGTCGAAATAGTATTCCAGACCAAAAATATTGGGCATGGCAGTTTCTAGGAGATAAGCCTAGATGTAGTGAATGGTCTGAAATAGGAAATGGAGCTACCGCGGTACTATGTTATAAATGTGTATCACAGACAGTAGGGCCTCCAGAAATAAAAGGTGGATATGTATCGAAAGGAAGACCTCGAGGATGGCAATTCATGAAAGAGTTTGTTGATCCACAAGGTAATGTATTTCATAAAGGTAAAGAACAACCTAAACTTAAAGGTACATTACAACCTACTAAAATCGATCGTGAGCCTAAAAAGAAATTATCTAGAAACGAAAAAGATCAGTTACGAGAAAAGATATTAGAACAAATGGCAATGGTTAGAGGTGATCTTAAGAAGGCTAAATGGAAGAAAGATATCAAATCGGGTAATTCACAAATGAAAAAATTAGAACGTCAGTTAAAAAAGATACGCTAATATTTTGTATTACGAAACATTTTCATTATATTAAAATAAATTAGAAAGGAATAGATGAGTATATACGAAGAACAACAACCAAAAGAACCATTAGTAATTGAAGAACCTCAAGGTAAATTATATGAGGCATTACATAATCAATTAGGTACATTGTTAGATTATGAAGATTCTGTGATCTTTATTAATGATGAAATAACAGATCATACATTGACAGACTTTATTATTCGAATGAGAAGTTTGCTACAACATAGAAAAGATAGAAATGCTCCTATTAATTTAATGATCAATAGTCCAGGCGGAGATATTTATGAAATGTTTGGTATTATAGATTATATAGAATCATTAGATGTACAAGTAAATACAATATGTAGAGGAAGAGCATTTTCAGCAGCTGCAATAATTTTAACATGTGGTACTGGTACAAGAATGATGAGCAAACGATCGACGGTTATGTTTCATCAATCATCGAGCTTCCTAGGAGGTAAAATGTCAGATATAACTGCATATCTAGATAATGTAAAAAGTTTAGAAAAAATTATATACGGCATGTTGTCAGAAAAAACAAATAAGGATGCCGAATGGTGGAAAAATAAGATGAGAAGCGACATGTTTTTGACAGCAGAAGAATTATTAGATATTGGAGTAATAGATAAAATTATATAAA